CGCCGCGGCCCGGCGCTCCGCCTGATCGTCTGCGTTCTCTTCGCCCGGAACAGATACCAAGATGTCAGATTTCATATTGCAAAGCGGGCGCACGCCGCGGCGCCGTAGTACGCGCCGTCGTTGTCCAGCGCGCCGGAGGAATTGACGCGGCGGACGCGGCACGAGTATTCAGGGTCGCACGTCCACGGGGTCAGGGTCCACCACCAGCACCCGATTTTCGGAATCAGGGCGCGGAACTTGCGGTACAGGCCGTCGGAAATCAAGGCGATTTTGTCCGTCGCGGTCCCGTAGTCGGTCATGCCGTCGTCGGCGGTCAAGTCGGTTTCGAGGTCGAGGAACGCCGCCCGGTCTGCGCCCTCTGCAATCAGCGCGTCAAGGAACGGGCCGTTCAGTTCCCGGCGCAAGGACGACTTGCGCCAATCGTTGCAATTCTCTTCGTCGAAAGCCCGTTCAAAGACGGGTTCGGCGGTAAGGACAAGCGCGCCGCCGTCGGTGTTGTCCAGCTTGACCCATTCCACCCCGGCATAGGTGAAGCGCGCACCGCATTTCAGTTCAGCAAGTTTTTTCATGGTCTTTTCCTCCTTGATGTTTTTTCATATCGGCGACAATATCGCCGACGGCTTGCGAAATGATGTAGTAAAATGCCGGGAGAAACAAGGCGAACACTTCGCCGCCCACCGCGTTGTACCCGCGTTCCGCATAGGCAACCGCCGCGCCCGCTCGAAAAAGCATGATTCCGGCGACGGTCAGCGACGCATAAAGGGCGATTGTTGCCCGGCTTACCTTTGCCCGGCGGCTTGTCCTCCGCCGCGTCCGGGCCTGTCCCGCTCCACGGCGGGCCGTTTTAATCTCTGTCATGTTGCTTCCTCCCATGCGCTGAAATGCGCGATTCTCTCTATGTCAACCGGGTTTATGGCCTTGTCGTCAATGTAAAGGTCTGCATATACCTTTCGCCCGTCGGACGGTTTCAGGCCGATTGTTGCGGCGTATGGGTTCCACGGGTTTTCATTGACCGCGTGAATCGGTATTTTCTGCGCTTTGCAGAACGCCACCGCTTCGTCAAGCAGTTTCCGGGTTCCGTTTTCCCGGCTTGTGTAAAGAATGATCTTTGAACCCTCCGCCGCCAGCTTCCGAACGTAGCCGATGACAACGGGGTTCGGCTCCCCAATTTCCGGGAAAGCGTTGGTGCAAAGTGTCCCGTCGAAATCGACGGCGACAAATTCATATTTCGGCATTGCCTGTCCCCCTTTCGGTTTTGTCGGGGTCGGCGCTCCCTTTCCGGGAAATCTCATATTCCGCCCCGTAACGGCGGCGTTTGCACCGCCAGCACGTGATCTTCATATTTCGCCCGCCGCCGACGCGCTTTATATCGTGCTTTCCGGCCTTTTGCAGTTCGAGGAAGCAGGGCAAACAGAATTGACGTTTCATGTTGTCACCCCCTCCCATGCCGCCGGAAGTCCCCGGCATTCGGGCAAGTTTTCCAATGCGGCACAAATGCAACGGGAAGTTCGCGGCTTTCCTCTTCCGGGCGGGCGCGCCGCCCGACGATCACCGCGCCGTCGTCCGTTACGAAACGGTCGCGCCCGTCGCCCTCAATCACGAAAACGGGTTCAGGGTCAACGGGCATATTCCGTCCCGCCGTGGTCTTTATCCACTCAATTTGAGAACCGCACCCCCGGCAAAGGCTCATACGGCGCACCCCCTTTCGGCATAGGCTTTCGCGGTGATCTCCAGCATTCCGCGAATGAAAAGGTATGTCGCCCGCTCCGTCGGGGCCTGTTCCTCCCATGCCTTGACCTCTTCCGGCTTCAACTTCCGGGCGGTCATGGAACGAACCCCGCACCAATAGTCGCTTGCTTTGATTCCGTATTCCCGGCAATATATCCGCTTCGCCTGATCGCCGGACACGGCCCAAACGTGAAGCTTGCGCCCGCCGGGGCTTTCCACAAGATAAAGATTTTTCGGCTTGTCCATCATTGCACCGCCTTTTCTGCTTCGTATGGGCTTTCAAGGGTCCATTCCCACGTTTCCGCGCTCTTCCAGTCTTTTGTAAAGCTGTTCCGCTCTCCGTCCCCTGTAAAGAAGAGGTATTCCGGCGGAATCACCCGGCCCACGTTTTCTTTTCCCTCTTTTTCTGCGTTGTGCCGGGTCAGCACGTCCGCCGCCAGCGATTTCAGTTCTTCCGTTACCGGGTTATCTTCCGAATATCCGGCGAATTGCGCCGGGGCTTCTATGACCTCCAGCACCGTGTCAGGGAAGCGCGGGTTGTCAACCCGGTTCAGGACCACCCATACGCAAGCCGCCTGTTCCGTTTTTGACGTTACGCCGCGGGCTTCTCCGTAAAGCATTTTTGCGAGGGCTTCAACCTCCGCCGCGGGCGGTATGTATTCATCTTCCGCCGCTTCCGCTGGGGTCCTTTCCGGCATTCTCTCTACTGCAACCGCCGGGCGTTGTCCTCTTGTCCATTCCGCCGCGGCTGGTTCCGGCTCCGCCTTGTCGCACGCCGTCGGAGAAATAAGCGTCATTCCGACAAGCAGGGCAATGGCCACCCGCGTCATCTTCCGTAAAATCACGGTTCCGATCTGCGCCGCGGTCACGATTCCGCCCCCGCTTCGAGGGTCAACCACCAGCCGGGGTTGTTCCTGAACTCTTCGTTCGGGCAAGCGTCGCAATTCTCCGCGTCGCACCCGGCGCAAAACTGTTCGTGAAATCTGTCGTCCCACGGTCCTTCTATCACTGGCAAGCACGCAAGAAACTTCCCCAGCACTTCCGGGCTTTCCGTTATCCTTTCAAATACTTTCACCGTCAAAACCTCCCTTTCAGATTCCCGGACGATCACGCGCCCGCGTTGCTCTCCGCGGTCGTGCGCCCGCGGCGCTTGAAGCTTGCTTGTACCGTCTGCTGGGCAATAACGGGGCTGTATGCCGGGCGCTGGTTGCGGTCAAGAATCACGTTCCCGCTCCCGTCGGTGCTTTCGCCCCTCTTCAACTCCCGGTACACGGTCGCAACTGTTACCCCCAACCGCTCCGCAATGTCCGCCGCCCGCTCTCCGCGCTCGTATGCGGCGGCAAGCGTTCTTCTATCCTGAAATGTTATGTATTTGTATCGCCGCACAAGTTTTCACCCCCGTTCTATTGCCGTTGAATTTCTATTTTTCGGCTTCCGCCTGTTCAATGCGTGCTTTCAGCGATATATACCAGCAATACAGGCTGGCAACGTGCGTTATGATTTTCACTAAATCCGGCTTTGTTGCCGATTTCGTCAGCTTTTCGCTGATTCGGTCCGCCGCCATGCTGTCGTGAAAGGCTCCGTCAATCAAGGAAAGAACCGCCGCCGTCTGGAACGTGTCTGCAATCTTGCCGTATGGATCCCAGCCGTTCAATTTCTCCCATGCTTCCGAAAAGAAAACAAGTTCGTTCGCAAGTTCTCCGTCGTCGCCGTAATCCGCGGGTTCGTCCTGATAGCAATAGTCGCTTACGAACGCTTCAATTTCTTCTATAATCAGTTCACCGCGCCCGCCGTCGATGTCCTCCCATGACAACTGTTCCGGCTTGAAAATGCACCCCAT